CAACCTTACCGCTCCGTCGCTGACTATCAGCAACGCTGAAGTCTACAACCTAATCGTACAGAACAACAAGGCTGACGGTAACTCATTCAGCCCGACGTTGGCGAACGGTATTGTAGATGTAACACTGAACTCAACTCGTGGAACTGTAAACATTCCAGAGATTAGTGGGTCAGATTATGACCGAATCCACATTGACGCAGCGACTAGCGCACAATGCCGTAAGCTGCATATCAAGAATGTAAGTTCCTATGGCTTCCCTGTACTGCTTGACCACATCAAAGCAGGAACAGTGACGGTAACTAATAGCCAAATTGGTTCTGGTACTGGTATTGATTCAGCAGACTTCATCATTGCGGACACTGTGAAGATTAGTGGCTCGACACTAACAGGCAACACAGAAGTTCCAATCTCAGTCAAGTAGGCAACAATGCGAGATTATTGGCGATGGACAGCCCTTATCACCTACTTAGTGATTTGCATATACGACTTTATGGTTGTTCCGGTTTACTACGGAATTGCAAGAATGGGGCTGAACTTAGCTGATTACATGGCGCATATACAAGCGATAGAAGACCCGATGGTACAAATGGAGTATCTGAAGAAGCTAGTAAGTCAACACGAGCCATTTACACTCAAGGGTGGTGGGTTGTTCCACCTATCCTTTGGGGCGTTACTAACTGGTTCGGCTATAGGAAAGAATAAATAATGGATTATAACGATGCAATAGAAATACTAAAAAATATTGTGTACTCAGGAGAAACTTTTTCTGGGTATAATAAACCTAAACGCACTCCTAAACATGCGAAGAAATCACATGCGGTTGCCGCAAAAGAAGGTAAGAAAACAAAACTTATCCGATTTGGGCAACAAGGGGTGAGTGGTGAAGGTAAGGCGGAAAAGTCTGATAGCAAGGCTGACAAAGCAAGGCGAAAAGCTTTTAAAGCAAGACACGCAAAAAATATAAAACGTGGCAAAATGTCTGCCGCATATTGGGCCGATAAAGTAAAGTGGTAAATAATGATTCAAACTATAGATGATGCTTATTTTAAAGAGTACATTTCTTCTACAACCGCACCAGTTATTATTGATTTTTGGGCAGAGTGGTGCAGCCCATGTAAACAAATAGCTCCAATACTAGAGGAGCTAGATACTGAATATAAAGAGTCTATACAAATTGCTAAGATTGATATAGACCACAATAATGAAACTCCTGTACAATATGATGTACGGAGTATTCCTACGTTACTCTTCTTTAAAAATGGAGAAAATCTTGGCAGAACCGTTGGAGCCGTATCGAAACAGTTAATTATAGACAAGTTAGAGCATTTACAATTATTATGATTGGATGGCTAACATGGCAAAAACTTATGACTACGAAAAAAAATTTCCTGTGGGGTGGGTAAAAACCCTAAGAATGGAACTACATAAAGAATTTGGGACGTACCCCAATATTTTTACGGAGGAAGGCAGACCGGAGTATTTACCACCAGTAGTAAAAAAATCTCTAGTGGGTAAACTTGCGGGGAAACTTCCGTCTAAACCTGAAGGTATAACTATATGGGGAACTATTTACTACACCCCTAATTACCCAGTGGTAATGGAGAAGTTTCAAAGTAAGTATGGAGACGTTGAAGCAACTGTATATGAATTCGGTATGTTTGCACATGAAACATATCATGCAATAGATCAAGAGATAATGGGTAAGTTTAAGTGGTTTACGAAATATATATTTAATCTTTTAAAAACCCCGAACGCATACAAACACCCTATGGAAATACCGGCGTATGAGTTCCAAAAGTTTTTAAAGAGTCAAGCGAGGAGAATGGGTGCCGAATAGAAGTAACATAGTAAACGATACCGCATGTCCAAAATGTTCAGGAACCCTGAAACTTGACGACGAGGAATTGTCGTGTATAATGTGTGGTATGGTTATATATTTAGAATATAGAAAGCTGAGGATAGATGACGATTCCAGAACAACTAAAACCAATGTTGGTGAAGATGAGGAGAGCGGGGGCTACGTGGACGGGGCTGAGGGACTGGCTGTCAGGAAAATATGGAATAGACGTACACCGCAGTACTATTCAACGATGGTACGACAGGGAGGGGTATTCAGAAATTGATCTAATTATAGATGAAGCTGCGGCTAATATGGCAGACGAACTTGCCCCAGAGTTAGCGGAAGAATCGCCGTGGGAATCTGAAGATGACGTTCTAAATGATGCCAACTTCTGGGTTGACGAGAAGGTTAAACAGGACAAAAAGGTAGCTACATATAAGGCGGAGGCGGCATACTATAAGAAGCTGTACCAGTCTTCTATCAAAGATAGCAGTAAAAAAGAATTAATTATTGAGGCTATTAGAGATAATACTAAAGCGTTACCTGAAATTAGAAGCCGGTCACCATACTATAAGAAGTTAACAGAAAATAGCAAGCAACAGCCAATTAGGGGGAGCCAGCCTCAAACAATGGTTGCCCCCCTTACCGACACTCACGTTGGTGACCGTGTTGTTTTTGATCAAACCACGGGAATCAACTCCTACGATTTAGATATCTTTAACAAACGTTTGTATGGTTGGGTAGAGCAAGTTATCTTATTGGCTAATTACCGACGCAACATTGCAGATGTAGACGAATTAATCATCCCTATGCTTGGTGATATGGTTAGCGGGGATATCCATGAAGAATTAGCTAGGACTAATATAGGAAACTGCATGGAACAGATGATGAACGGAGCGTTCTTAATTGGTCAAGCGGTCACTAAGCTTGCTCAACATTTTGATAAGATTCGTGTTGTAGCGGTTGTGGGAAACCACGGTCGTATGACTAGGAAAATTCCAGCTAAAGATAAGTACATGGACTGGGATCACATGATGTATCAATGGGTTGCTGCTTTTTGTGCTAAACAGAAAAACATTGAGTTCCATATCCCTAAAAACTTCAGTACAATCTTTAAGGTTGCAGGACGGAACGTCTTAATTATGCATGGTGATTCTATTTCTGGGGGCGGTAGTTCCGCTAGCTTTACTAGAATGGTCGGGCAAATGCGTGGTCTTCAACAACAGAATAAAGAATGGGCTGATAAACAGCACTTCGATGATGTTATGATTGGGCATTTCCACCGCATAGATGAGATAGATATTGGCACAGGAGCCTTGTACATATGTGGAACTATGAAAGGCTCAGACGAATTTACCACTAATAGACTTCATGTAAGTTCCCCACCTAAGCATTTAGTTACTTATTGGCATCCTGAACACGGGAATGTAGGTAAAGAAATTATACGTTTAGATAAATTTGATTCTTCTGACAGTCAGTTTGCATCCACAATCCCAGAAGTTTGGGGCTGCAATATAGTATAATAAAAATACTATGGATGATCAGGAGCTTACAAACTTAAAAAAATCACTTCTCACTGTCGTACAAGAAGTTGTAGGGCGTATCTTTAATGAGTCGCAGAAAACTGTCCCGGTACGTTCCGGGGCATTAAAAGAAAGCGGCTCTTTAACGTATACAGGTGACGGTGCTACTATAAGGTATTCTGCTCCTTATGCATCAAACCTTATGGGTGACTCTGAAACAGACCCTAATTATAAATACGTAGTTAGGCAACATCAAAGACGTTTACCCTCAGGTGAGCAAACGACGGTTAAGGAACACATGAGACCTATGGGGGTAAGACCTATTAGAGTGACTGGAAATATTCAGACCTCAAGTAGTTTTTCATACACTGCGGATGATAATTTTATGACCAGAGCGATAGATACAGTGCTTAGTGATAGCGGAACAATAGGTAAGTTCATGTCTGTTGTAGGCTTAACTAGATAGATTATTAAACAACTGGGGGGAAGTAATGGACGTAACAAAGGTAAGTAAAGAACAAGAATACGTGATGCAAAGGCACTCACGAATGGTAGGTAAGATTTTAGATTTAGTAGAGGCTTCTATTCCTGAAGGAACGCAATGTGAGAAGCTTAAAAAGCTACTCCAAGTCCCTATGTATGACTACCGAAATGAGATATTACATTTACTTGAGAGTGGTTCCACGAGTGGAAATACGGATTAAATACGAATATCACAATATACGTAGGTTTTTCACAAAATAATAGTATAATAAAACGTCTAGAACAA